GGATCTCGGCACCTACCTGATGGCGGCCGTGCCCAAGGCCACGATCATCGGCTTCACCGGCACACCCATCGCGCGCACTTCGCAGGGCGAAGGCACCTTCAAGATCTTCGGCACGCAGGATGAGCTGGGCTACCTGGACAAGTACTCCATCGCCGAGAGCATCGCCGACGAGACCACGCTGCCCATCAAGCACGTGATGGCACCGAGCGAGATGACGGTGCCCGCCGAACGGCTGGACAAGGAGTTCTTCGCGCTGGCCGAGAGCGAAGGTGTCACCGATGTCGAGGAGCTGAACAAGGTGCTCGACCGCGCGGTGGGGCTGCGCACCTTCCTGACGGCAGACGACCGCATCGAAAAGGTGTCCGCCTTTATCGCCGAGCACTTCAAGGAAAACGTGCTGCCCCTGGGCTACAAGGCCTTCGTGGTGGCCGTGAATCGCGAGGCCTGCGCCAAGTACAAGAAGGCGCTGGACAAGCTGCTGCCGCCCGAGTGGAGCGCACCGGTCTACACCGAAAACTCCGCCGATGTGGTGGATCGGCCGCTGGTGGCCGAGTTACAGCTTTCCGATGAGGCCGAGGAGCAGGTTCGCCTGCTGTTCAAAAAGCCAGCCGAGAACCCGAAGATCCTGATCGTCACCGACAAGCTGCTCACCGGCTACGACGCACCGCCGCTGTACTGCCTGTACCTCGACAAGCCGATGCGCGACCACGTGCTGCTGCAGTCGATTGCGCGGGTGAACCGGCCCTATGTGGACACCAACGGCGTGCAGAAGCGCGTCGGCCTGGTGGTGGACTTTGTCGGCGTGCTGCGCGAGCTGAAGAAGGCGCTGCAGTTCGACTCATCGGACGTCAGCGGCGTGATCGAGGACTTGGACGTGCTGCTGCAGGACTTCCTGCAACGCATTGAGCAGGCTACGAAGGACTACCTGGAGTCAGACGCCAGTGGCTCGCCCGACGAGCGGCTGGAGCGCCTGGTGTTTGGGCGCTTCCTGACGCCCGAGGCGCGCAAGACCTTCTTCGAACACTACAAGGAGATCGAGGCGCTGTGGGAAATCCTCTCGCCCGACCCGGCGCTGCGTGACCACATCGCGACCTACAAGCAGCTCAGTCAGCTGTATGCGGCCGTGCGCAATGCCTATGCCGAAAAAGTCGGGTTCGTTGCTGACCTGGCCTACAAGACGCGGCGTCTGATCGAGGAAAGCGCCGAGCAAAATGGTCTTGGGCGATTGACCAAGACCGTGACCTTTGACGTGGCAACCCTGAAGTCGCTGCGCGGTGAGGATGGGTCAGATGAGGGTAAGGTGTTCAACCTGGTGCGCGGTCTGCAGCACGAGATTGACGAGGACCCTGCCGCTGCACCGGTGCTGCAGCCGCTGAAGGATCGTGCCGAACGCATCCTGAAGGATCTGGAAGAGCGCAAGACGACCGGTCTGGCTGCGATGGACCAGCTGGCGGCGCTGGCTGCCGAGAAGGAAGCGGCCATGAAGGCGGCGCGTGACAGCGGCCTGTCCTCTCGAGCCTTTGCGGTTGCCTGGGTGCTGCGTGAGGACGCGGCCGTCAAGGCGGCGGGCATCGACCCCATGACACTGGCCAAGGACGCTGAGGAGTTGCTCGGGCGCTTCCCGAATGCCTCGGTCAACGCCGACGAGCAGCGACGGCTGCGTGCGTCACTCTATAAGCCCCTGCTCGCTCTGGCGCAGGACGAGCGGGCACGGGTCGTCGATCTCGTTGTGCGTTTGTTGCTCACGGAGGGTGGCGAATGAAATCGTCGCAGTACCCGGCGCAGGACTTGCGACGCCGCGCACTGGCCTGGGCGATCAAGCTGAAGGTCAATCCCCGAATAGTACGGGTGCAGGAGATGCGCAGGAAGTGGGGTTCCTGTTCATCGGCGGGAACCGTCACCTTGGCCACTGACTTGCTCGACCAGGATGAGCCTTTCCAGGATTACGTCATCGTTCATGAACTGCTTCACCTGCGTTACGCGAACCACGGGAGGATGTTCAAGGCGCTGATGAGCGCACATGTCCCGGGTTGGCGCACGATCGAGCAACGCCAGATAGGCGATGCAGATGGCGCATCCGTTGAGCGGCTCTCCCGCAAACCGAACGGCCATGCCCGATGACGATGCAATAACAAAAGGATCTGCTGCAATGCGCTTCATCGCCGGCCCGCTCAACAAACAACTACTCCAGAACCTGCTGGGCGAGGTGATTGAATCCTGCACGCGCGTTCGCGCGGCCGTCGCCTACGCCAGCCGCGACAACATGAAGTTGTTCGAGGCCTGCGCGCAGCACCTGAAGCCCCTGGAGTTCTTTGGCCGCTACGACCACACGGTGGCTGTCGATCCCGCCGTGTTGAAGTGGTTTCTCGACAAGGCCAGCCCGAACTACGACTGCAAGCTCGTGCCCGACATCCTGCACGCCAAGATCATCTGGTGGGTGGATGCCGGTGCCTACATCGGGTCTGCCAACCTGTCTGATCGGGCCTGGATATCAAACATCGAAGCGGGCACCTTTCTGCCCCACGACGAACTCGTCGAAACGGGCATGGAGCGTGAGTTGGTTCGCTTCTTTGAGGAAGTGGATGACCGTGCCCGGCCTCTGACCAAGGAGATCTACCAGGAGCAGCTGCGCTTGGCGGACCGGCGGTCTGAGTTGTCGAAGCGCGAATACGGACTTGAGCAGCAGTTCGACAAAGATCGCTTGCTGCCCAAGAACCATGGGCTGGTGTTTGTCGACACGAAGCGATCGTCTGAGAAGCGCTTCCAGAAGTTCGAGCAGGACTGGAACGACACGCTGCAGGTGATGCGATCCATCGCGTCCAGGGTTGCGGCACCGGGTGCCAAGCCCGCCTGGATCGATGCGTCGGTGGCTCCCGGCGTTCAAGCGGATCAGTTCCTGCACGCCTATTACTACAAGCAGGTCAAGGATGGAAACCGTCATCCTTACGAGGAGTTCTTCGACAGGAACTCGAAGAACCCGGAGCTGGCGCTGCGCGACGCGCTGGAGTGGTGGCATGACGCCGACTTCGACCACTCGTTTGAAGAACGCACCATTTACGAGTGGTCGCCCCGGCTGCGTGAGCTGCTGGCACGCGATCGCATTCTCAAATTGACCGAGCAGGAGTTCGTGGATGCCGTTTCCCGGGTGCACGCGATCCGAGACCACGCCATCAAGCAGGAAAACGAGCACTTGGGCTTGCCTGACCGACCGCAGGCCGGCGACGACAAGGTGGAAAAGTTCGGCGAGTGGCTCTGGCGGCAGCGATCCCGCGAAGGGCGGACGGTGCTTGAGCTGTTGAACTACGTCGTCTGGGGCAACGGAAGTGTTTCGGCCCGGCTCTGGAACGCGATCCGCAGCGACGACTGGGCAATTCCGCACATTGGTCTGAGCAGCCTTGGAGAAATCGTCGGCTGGGCGCGCCCAGACGAGTTTCCGCCAAGGAACATGCGGACGAGCAAGGGACTGCGGGCGCTCGGCTACAACGTGAGGATCGGTGTTTGATGTGCCTGATGCGCTGGGTCGGCCTTTTGGGCTGGATCAGTAAGCCATACGCATGTGGTTATGACCATGAAAAGCTTGTACTATCTTACCCACAATTGATCACGATTGGTCAGAACCATGACATCCAGTGCCGACGAGGGGGAGATCCTCACCCTCAGACAGGTCGCAGAGTTCCTGAAGGTCACGGACCGGACGATCTACAGGCTGGCCGCAGCCAAGAAGATCCCCGCGTTCAAGGTTGGGGGGACATGGCGGTTCTCCAAAGCGGAGATCACTGAATGGATTCAGCAGCAAACGCAGGGCGGAAAAGCCGATAAGACGTAACCACAGGAGGATTTGATGACCCAGCAGGCCGAAAGCAGTGAGCAGATGGAGCAATCCCTGATCGACATCGCTGTCGAGAGTTGGCGTTTCTCGCGTCTGTTCGGAAAGGTCGTCAGCAAACTCGATGCGGGTGAGTCGGGTCGTTACGTCAATCAGCTCCGCTACTTCCAGAAGAAGGTCGAGCAGAGCCTCGACTCGAGTGGCCTCAAGCTGGTCAACGTCGAGGGGCAGCCCTACGACGCTGGCATGGCGGCATCGGCATTGAACCTCGGGGACTTCGGCCCTGACGACGTGTTGCTCGTCGATCAGATGGTGGAGCCAATCATCATGGGGCCGAACGGCCTGCGCAAACAAGGCACGGTAATGCTCAGGAAGGTGGAAGCATGAAGTACGTCGGTATCGACCTAGGCACGACCAACAGTGCCATCTGCTCCTTCGACGGCGAGTCGATCCGGCTCTACAAGAGTCCAGAACAGCATGACGTCACGCCGTCGGCCATCTTCATCGACCGGCGTGGCAACAAGTACGTCGGTTCGCGCGCCTACAACAACGCCGCACGCAATCCCGACAACGCGGCAGTGCTATTCAAGCGGCTCATGGGTACGAGCACGCCGGTGAAGCTGCCGGCGGTGAACCTCACCATGACGCCAGAGGAATGCTCTGCCGAGGTGCTGCGTGCGCTGTACGGCTACCTGCCGGAAGAGATCCGGGGCGATGGCGATACCGGCACGGTCATTACGGTTCCAGCCGCGTTCAACCAGATGCAGAAGGACTCGACGATGGCTGCCGCTGATGCGGCTGGGCTCGGGCGAGTAGCCTTGATGCAAGAACCGGTGGCCGCCGTGATGAGCGTCATGCGGCAGCGAAAGAATGACGGCGTGTTTGTCGTTTATGACCTCGGCGGTGGAACGCTCGACATCGCAATTGCAGAGAGCATCTCCGGCCGCGTGACACTTCTCGCGCACGGCGGCATCGCCATGTGTGGCGGCCGCGACTTCGATCGGATTCTGTTCGACAACATCGTGAAGCCGTGGTTGCTGGAAAACTTTGATCTTCCGGAAGACTTGACGACCAATCCACAGTTCAAGTCCCTGCTGCGGATGGCCACGTGGGCGACAGAGAAGGCAAAGATCGAGTTGTCGCAGAAGGAAGAGGCCGTCGTCAGTCTGCCCGAGACCGAACTCGGTGTCCGCGATCAGGCTGGTGAGGAGATCTACATCGACATCACCATTGATCGCAAACGATACGACGGCCTGATCGGACCGAAGGTGGAAGAGTCCATCGTGTCCGCCCGCGAAACCCTCGAAAAGGCTGGATTGAGCCCACACGACGTTGAGCGTGTCGTCTTTGTGGGTGGCCCAACGCACTACAAGCCCTTGCGTGACAAGGTGGCCTTCGAGCTCGGTATTGCCCCGTCCACTGATGTGAATCCGATGACCGCCGTTGCGGAAGGCGCAGCGGTCTTCGCCGAGTCCATCGATTGGGCGTCGCAAAGCCGTGGACGCAAGAGCGCCCGAGGAGCCATCAGCGCCGGCGGCGCGCTTGATCTGTCGTTCAACTACATCGCGCGCACGCCGGACTCCAAGGCAAAGATCGTCGCCAAACTGGGAAGTTCTGCTCCGGCTGGAGTCGAGTTTCAGATCGACAGTCTGGACACCGGGTGGTCCTCCGGACGCATCGCCCTGAAGGATGGCGCAGGTATCGAACTCAACCTGACCAAGCCTGGCGACAACACCTTCAAGGTGTTTGTGTTCGATTCCAACGGCGGGCCCGTATCGCTGCGTGAAGACAAGATTGTCATTGCACGCACCGCCGCTAGCATCGATGCGATCCCGGCATCGCATTCCGTCGGCGTGGAAGCGCGCGACAAGGTGGGCGGTCGTTTGAGCCTGGACTATCTCGTTCGGGAGGGCGATCAGCTGCCCAAGAAGGGCAAGAAGACTTTCAAGGCAGGTGAGTCTCTCAAGGCTGGAAGTGCTGGGTCGATCAAGTTCAAGTTGTGGGAGGGCGACATCTCCGACCCCATCAACGATAACCGATTCATCGGCATGTTCGAGATCAAGGGAACGGATTTCGACGACGGTGTCATTGCCGCCGGTGCCGAGCTGATTTGCGAGTACGAAGTGCTCGACTCCGGCAACATCGTTCTGGAGGTTTCAGTCCCTTCAATCAGCGGGTCGTTCCAGAGCGGGCGTAACTTCTACTCCAGCCAGGAAGGCAAGGTCGACTACACCAACCAAGCGAAGAACATCCAGGAACAGTCGGACCACACCTTGCAGCGGCTCGACGAGATGGCGTCCAAGGTCGATGACCCACGTCTCGAGCAGGCCCGCGAGAAGCTCGAGCAAGCAAGCACTATCAAGACTGACGAGGCCGACCCAGAGACGGCCAAGCAGGCGATGGATCACGTCCAAGAGGCCAAGCGGCTGCTGGCGCTGACCCGCAAGGAGCATCTGAAGGACATTCGCCAGCTAGAACTGGACAAGGCAGTCGATTTCTTCGACAAGGTGGTGCGCCAGCACGCCAGACCCACCGAAGCCTCGTCTTTCGACAACTTGGTCAAGACGGCGCAGCGCGCGATTGACAACAACAGTGGCGACTTCGAGTCGCACCTGGATGATCTGCGCAGTCGCAACTTCATGATCTTGTGGCGTCAGGACTGGTTCGTCATCGAGCGCTTCAAGTGGCTGGCCGAGGATACCTACCTCTTCCCAGATGCCCGCGAGCATGCCCAGCTGGTGGCTGCGGGAGCGGAGGCGTTGAAGGCCAATGACATCGACAAGCTTCGTGCTGTAGTAGCCCATCTCGACTCCATCCGTATCGGTTCTGCGGGTGAGGACGACATGCTTGCTGGCGCGAACATCGTGCGGAGTTGACCCATGGCACTCGACGCGTGGCTTCCCATCGGTTTCAAGTTGCCAGACGGAGCGAAGGCGCGCGTCGCCCTGTTTGAAGGGGCGGACTGGCAGATCCTTGAGACCCAAGGCGGTGGGCGGGCGCTCGTCGTACGCGACGCGCTGGCGGAGCATTGGCTAGATGCCGGGCTGATCGATGACGGGACCTTCAACGCCTTCCAGTTCGGTGATCTGCAGCTTCGGTCCATCTCCTGCGGTCCGAGCCAGACGCTGTGCCCGGTCAGCGAGGCGAAATCACCCGACACCAAGGCCGAGGCGCTCGCCTTTGCTCTTGCGTTGAAGGCAACACGCGATCTCGATGCGGATTCGGCGCTCCAGGATGCGCTCTACGTTGAGAAGATCACGCGGCTGCTGCCAACCTACAGCATCAGCTCCAGAACTGGCGATGATGTCGTGCTCGGCTACTGGCTGACGGGCGGCACCAGCATTCCGGCCACGTCCTTCCGCCGTCTCCGCCAGACCATGAGCTGGCTGGGCGCGAGCCACCTGAAGGATGTAGTGCAGGCAGCGGGCTTCCAAGTCGTGGAAATCATCCCGTTGGAGCGCAAGCCAGCGGCTCCTGCCGAAAAAACGGAGGCTGCTCCTGCCGAGAAAGTGGAGGAAGTCAAACGCGCCGAGCCGGAGCCCAACAAGGTCTTCGAACTCGCCGGGCGTCCCGAACTCGCGACCTTCTTCAACGAGCACATCGTCGACATCATTCTGCACCGCGACCGCTACAAGGCGCTCGGTATTGAATTCCCATCAGCAGTGATCCTGTACGGCCCTCCAGGCACCGGCAAGACCTTCGCGGTCGAGCGACTGGTTGATTTCCTCGGCTGGCCGAGCTTCCAGATCGACGCATCCAGCGTGGCCAGCCCTTACATCCACGAGACCAGCAAGAAGGTCGCGCAGGTGTTCGACAAGGCGATGGAAAACGCGCCATCAGTCCTCGTGATCGACGAGATGGAGGCGTTTCTTGCTGACCGTGAGATGGGATCGGGCCATCACCGCGTCGAAGAGGTGGCTGAGTTCCTGCGGCGTATCCCGGAGGCCGTGAAGAACGAAGTATTGATCATCGCGATGACGAACCGGATCGACATGATCGACCCCGCCATCCAGCGCCGGGGACGCTTCGATCATGTCATCAAGGTGGACTTTGCAAGCGAGATCGAGGTGCGGTCGCTGCTGGACAAGCTGTTGTCTGCTTTGCCAAAGGAGTCGGATGTGGACTCCAAGCCGCTGGCGCAAGAACTCGCTGGACGACCGTTGTCTGACGTCGCTTTCGTTGTGCGGGAAGGTGCAAGGCTCGCAGCTCGCTCAGGCAAGGACAGGCTGGACCAGGCCAGCCTGCTGGCAGCTTTGCGCACGACACCTGCACGGGAACGTGAAGGCAGCGAAAAGCGGAGCATAGGATTTATCTAGGGGAGACACTGGTGGCAGCGGAGGAAGAAAACAACAAGAAAAATGAAGGCAAAGGCTTCGCCGGCCTTTCCTCGCTCGTGTCCGACGTGGACACGACACCGCCACCCCCTGCGCCCAAGACAGAATCGGCCGGCTCGACGAAATCCACCGAACGCTCAAACTCGGAGGCTGCTCAACCGCAGCAGCCGACTCAGCGTCAGGCGTATCAAGAGCCTCCGCAACCGTCTTCTGGCTCGTCCGGGGGCAAATGGATACTGGGCATAGCTGCCGTCGTTGGCCTGCTTTGGCTCATCGGCCAGTCCAACAAGAACACTCCGTCTCCGGCTCCCGCCTACTCGCCGCCCGCGCAGAGTGCAGCGCCGAGCTATTCGCCGCCTGCTCAACCGCAAGCCCCCTCCGTGCCACAAGAATCAAAGCCGCCAGTTGGTCAGGACTTGGTGTTTTCAACGGCTCAGATTCGGTATTGCCTGGCGGAAGACATCCGCATGGAGGGCGCGAAGGCCGCTCTCAACAACTACAGCGACTCCGATGTGGATCGGTTCAACGCCATGGTGGCTGACTACAACAGCCGCTGCGGCAGTTTCCGCTACAGAAGCGGCGCACTGGAGAGCGCGCGCCGCGATGTCGAGCCGTACCGAGGCCAACTTCAGGCAGAAGGCAGGAGCCGATTCGCTCGCAGCCCATCCACGGGTTCCATGTCGGCACCAGCACCTGCGCGCCCCGCTGCGGATGAGACGGTACGTGCCGTTCAGCAGAAGCTCAATGAGCTTGGCTACAACGCCGGCCCCGCCGATGGGTTGATGGGAAGGGGCACTCGTGCCGCCATCATCGTTTTTCAGCAAGACAGAGGTCTGGCGGCAACTGGCGTAGCAGATCAGACGTTGCTGTTTCAGCTTCGGCAGGTTCCTTCAGGTTCCGCTCGCGGTGCGGGTGCCAACGCCCCATCACGATCTTCGCCATCCGCGACTGCGCCACTGTTCGTTCCTCCAACGCCAAGCGCGCAGAGATCAGGCCCTCCAGCCAATTCCTGGGTGTCAGGCTCGAACTGGTATTGCAACGATGGTTACAAAAAGGTCGGCAACAGTTGCGAGAAATTGAATGTGCCTCGTAATGCTTGGGTGTCCGGTTCCAATTGGTACTGCAATGATGGATTCAAGAAGGTCGGAGACCAATGTGAAGCTCTGAACGTTCCTGCTAATGCTTGGGTGTCGGGCTCAAACTGGTATTGCAATGATGGCTATCGAAAGGTCGGCGAGCGCTGCGAGAGGCTGAATGTTCCTCAGAACGCTTGGGTTTCGGGGTCTAACTGGTATTGCAACGATGGATTCCGAAAAGTCGGAGACCAATGCGTAGCACTCAACGTTCCTGCTAACGCTTGGGTGTCTGGTGCCAACTGGTACTGCAATGATGGGTATCGAAAGGTTGGCGAAAAGTGCGTTTCCGTCTACGAGCGATGAGTGAGTTCTGGAATGGTAATTTGTTTTAAATGTGGTTCAGAGAAGTCAGGCGCATTGCTCGCCTGCGGTGCATGCGGAACCACTCCTCGATTAAACAGCGAGCTGGCTTTGTCACTCGTGCTTACTGATCACCTCTCGTCGAAAACGCAGCTGGCACATTACAGCCATGAGCTTCGCAATCATTTGAAGCTTTCCGTGCCATCTGATGCATTGGCTCAGGCTCAAGATGCCTTGAAGGACCCGCAGCTTATGGCGATGCTTGGTGCTCAACCGGCATCAGGCGCATCTTCGAAGCCCGTGCCAACAACGGCATCTTCCCGCCCAACTGCTGCACCTCCTGCGCAGCCGGCCAGGAATTCCCCATCTCCGCGAGCCCGAGTTCAACGCACACTGAAAACAACCGCACTCCATCAGACGCCCTTCGCGATTCTCGGCGTGACCACTCGCGACGACCGCAGGCGAATCGTTGAATTGGCTGAAGAGAAGTCTTTGGAGCTGGACCACGATGTCTGCCAGAAGGCCCGGTCTGATCTAACGAATCCACGCACCAGGTTGAGCGCAGAGATTGCATGGCTCCCCGGCGTTTCTCCACGAAAGGCATCCCAACTCGTTGAAGGTCTGCTCCATGATGCTATGGCGGTCAGGGAGGAATCTGGCCTGCCCACGCTTGCGCACTTGAATTTGCTCGCCGCCGCCTTTGAGGCGGTGGATGGCGAACACGATGCGGAAGACCTGGCCAGTTTCATTCAGGAGGTTGCTTACCTCGTGGATGAGGTTGATCCCGAAGATGTCCTGCGGGACATCAATGAAGACCGTGCCGTCTCCGGCTTCCCGGAGGTCCGGGCACTCGACCAAATCGAAGCCGAACTGGCGGAACGTAAACGGTACTTTCGCAGCGCCATCAAGGACGCCCTCGACAGGCTGCCACCGACGACGCTTGTGCAGGTCATGACGGACACGGTGGAGGGGGTTACGTTGGGCGGCGAGGATCACGCGCCCGAACTGATCGATGACCTCGTCGACAGCTACGAAGTGGAAACCCAAGGCTTCCTGCAGAAGGAAGCTGAGAACGTCCACAAGCTGATCAAAGCTGCCCGTGACTCGGCGAACTCGGGTGAAGCTGCCGTCAAGCCGTATGTGGACAAACTCGATGCTGTGGCACGCAATTGGGACAAGGTGGCGCAGCCTATCCAGCTGAGTGCCAAAGCACGCGGCATCGATCATGAAGCAAGTCGTGACCTGGCCTACGAAATACGTAGCCTCGCCATCGACCTGTTCAACACGCATGACATGTTGACGCAGTCCCAACGGCTGACTGGTCTGCTTCAAGAGCTGTTTGCCGAGCTACCTGAAGTGTCTGAACGCGTTGAGCAGGATGCGGATGCGCTTGCCGATATCTTCCATGAGCGGAAGCAGGCGGTAGCACGCAGAGACGAATGGGCGCGTGAGATCACCTACCGCGCTGAAATTGGTGTGATGTTCAAGGACACCCTGAGCATTTCACCCGATGGCATCTCATGGAAGGGACAGAGTTTTTCTCTGGACTCGATCACTCGAGTTCGCTGGGGTGGTGTGCGCCACTCCGTCAACGGCGTGCCGACGGGGACGACCTACACCATTGCCTTCGGAGACAAACGCTCCGAGGCGGTTGTCGAGCTAAAGAAAGAGGACATCTACAGCAAGTTCATCGACAAGCTCTGGCGAGCCGTGTGCGTTCGCCTGCTGGGTGAGATGCTGGAAGCGCTGAAGGATGGGCGGGACCTGTACTTCGGCGACGCACTCCTTCACGACGATGGCATCACCTTGGTGAAGCACAAATTTCTGGGTGCCAATGAAAGGGTGCGGTGCACGTGGGGGCAGGTGCAGATATGGAATGCTGATGGATCGTTCTGCATCGGGTCCAAGGACGACAAGAAAACCAATGTCGGCATTTCCTACATTCACGTCGCAAACACGCACATCCTGGAGCAGCTCATTCGCATGGCTTTCAAGAAGCCCGGGCTGCGGCGACTGAGCGAATTGCTGCAATGACGTAATCCATTCGACTTTGGGGGCAGCTTATATGGGATTTTTATCAAACCTCTTCGGGGGCAACAAAGAAGACAAGGCGTTACGTGAGGCGCTTGCGCACATCCATCGCATCCTCGATGACGAAAAGTTCCAGTTGGAGCTCGTTCATCCAATGATGAAGGCGATGCTGGAATCTGCACCTGCCTACGACAAGGACCCGAACGGCTCTGGGCCATTTGGCTTTACAGAGACGAACCCGATCCCGGTTAACGGGCCGATCGGTCAACTGGCATATCTATCCAGACTCGAAACGCAGTCGGGGCAGCGCATCCTTTTTCATCGCCTCGGGGCCATCGATAAAGTGGACGTGTTCGAGGCCGTGACATTCGACGGAAGCGGATGGTTCATCTTTTTCGTTGACCTCTACCATCCACGCCGCTCGCGCCTGACCCCAGACGGCTTCCGATTCACGAAGGATGTCGCGCAGTTCTCCGGCTTCCACAAGTTCTGCGAGAACTTCCCATACGATTTCGTCGAGAAGAAGGCGTCTGAGCGGGAGTCTGGCTTGAGCATGGCGTACATCGCCATCAGCAAGGTGTCCGACCACATCCAGAATCGTGTTTTCAACAGGCCATTGGCCCACAAGGCCAAGCTCGACCTCGTGAAAAGCCGCTTGTCGAGCTTCCAGACCCAATAGGCGATGGTAATGAAGAAGACCCTGCTGGCCACGCTTGCCGCATTGATGACCCTTCAGGCCGGGCCAGTTCTGGCTGAAAACTATGAGGTGAGCCTGACCCGCAAGGGCAGCAACGTTTACAAGATCGACGGCAAAGACATCATCATCCAGACGCGCTACTGCTACGTCTATGCCTACTCTGAGGAGGCCATTTTCAAGGCGTCCGGCTACGGCGGAGAGCTAATCTTCTTCGACAGCAAGGACAAGTGCGATGTGAAGGCGGTTTTTGGTCTGTCGAAGCAGAAGCCTGGTAAGTACGTGGTGACGGTCAGTCGTGAAGATGATGATTGGTACGAGGTCCTCGGAACAAATTCGTACATCAAGACATCGACCTGTCTCTCCCTTGCGCTTGGCGAAGAAGCCTACCTGACAATTTCGGCTTCCGGTTTCGGACAACTTCGTTTCGAAGACGGCGACGACTGTATGGTCGAAGGCGTCTATACAAAGCTGCGGCTTTAAAGAGGACATGAAGAGCCGTGGCTGCTGACGAAAAACAAAATGGAAACGCCAAAGGCTTCTCAGGCCTTTCGACACTCGTATCGGATGTCGACGAAGGCAGGCCAGCCGGCAAGCCCACGCCGCAAGTAACTCCGCCGCCCAGCCCCGCTCCGGTTCCCGAATCGCCGCCCCGACAGGCCGAGGAAGCCCCGCCTGCCTCGACTGTTCCACCGCCGTCCAAATCAAAGAGCGACGGCTCATCAGACGTGGCCACCGGTAAATGGATGGTCGGTATCGGCTTGGGCATCGGGCTTCTGCTCATTGTCTTCGTCAACTCGACCAAGAACGAGTCCAGCCGCTCGGCGTCGGCACCTGTTGCTCAAGCCCCCGTCACTGCGGCCCCCTCCTATTCACCGCCAACTGTCGCGCCAGTCACGCAAAGTCGGCAGGCTGCCCTGGAGACAGTTATCCAGCAACGCGCGGCTGCGGAGTCGGTGAACGTGCTTGGTCAGCAGGTCCTGTTCTCGAATCCAAGTGGCTATTGCACTCTGGGTGAGTCGGCGCGCGAAGTCGAGCTCATGGACTTGGCAAAGCGTTCCCTCGCAGAAGGTTCGCGCCTCGTGCATGCAGCAGTCCTTTGTTCCGAGCTGGAGGACTACAGGATGGGGCGAAGGGAAATGCTGGATCACTGGCTGCAAATCCAACTTATCGGCCCGAAGGGGAATTTCCAGCGAATCGAGATGCCGCGAGAGGCATTCCTTTCCGGCCTTTCCAAGTCGACGCCTCGGGTGAATTCCGCCGAGCTCAATCGACGGCTGAAAGCGTCGTTCGAGAATAGCGACGTCGCGCTAACAGACATGAAGTTCGATCCGATTGGGCGGGACGGGAACGCGGTCTATTTTTCCATGCGGATGAACATGAGCGTCGGGGAAAGCAGCCGCCCAGTTTCGGGAATCAGCGCAATCACGCTCCTGAACTCCCTACCGCTCTCGATCAATGTTTATGAAGGAACCGGTTCGCCACAGAGCCGGGGCCAACTGCAAGCTATCCAGCAGGAGTTGCTGAACAGCCTCCTCACCGAGAACTGATGATGAACAAAGGAAGATCAATATTCTCCGGCCTGTGCTTCTGCTTGTTGGCTGCGGTCGCCATGCCGATCGCCGCGCAGTCGGCCGGTTACACCAACCTCAACGTCAAGGGGCGGGTCCAGCTTGAAGTGCCGAGCGACTGGACGATCAGTGATGCGGAACAGCGCAGGCGTGTCAAGGAATTCAGCGAAAAGATGACTGGCGTGGCCATTGATCATGTGGCGTCGCTTTCAGTGCAGTCTTATCCAGCACCCTCACGAGTGTTCGTCCGGGTGTCATTCATTCCAATGGACCCGCCACTCACCCAAGCGGACGTTAGGCAAGAAGTTCAGGCCAGTAAGCAGCAGGTGTTGAAGGATTTGGCGGAAGTCTGGCGCGAGGAGTCTCCAACGATGTGGGCGGGGATGGCGAAGTATGGAATGAAGGAGGTCGGACGCCCCAGCTTTGCCATTGAACCAATTGGAGGCCAGACCGCCCTGATCATTCGCTACGGACGCACATCATCGGCCAACGCGGCAGAGACGATGAGGGTAGCTCAGTACCACGTGCCGCTGGGCGCCGAGAAAGCATTGATCACGCTTTCGTACATTGAAGGGGATCAGCAGGCAATTGCTGCCCACAATCGATTAAAGAACAGCATCGTGATTCGATAAGAAGAACAGGAACAGCCAATGGCCTACGAAGATCCCAATGCACCGTCGCCAAGCTTCGACGGGTTCGCCCAGGAGCCAAAATCATCCGTTGATCAGAGCAAAAGTTTTCTTGGGGGGCAACATCACCCATGGAGACGATTGTTCGCACGGACGGTGGACATTTGCACTGCAGGGTTTCTGTTGTTGCTTCTGTTGATATTCGCGTTGAGCGCAACGATGCCAGAACAGGCGGCGGGCTTCGCCAAGGCAATAGAGAATCCCATCATTGCCGGTGTCGTGCTGTATCTGGTGTGGGTGCCTGCGGAATCAGTGTTTCTCTCGTTGTTCGGAACGACGCCAGCGAAATGGCTGTTCGGCATCAAGATTGCAAATCCAGCTGGCAACTTGCTGACATTTTCTGATGCGCTGAATCGCTCATTTCTGGTCTTCGTTCAGGGCGTGGGCTTTGGCATTCCATTCGTTGCACTTTTCACTCAACTGTTCGCGTATCGGCGACTCACAAAAACGGGCACGACGTTGTGGGACACATCTGCCGGTGCAGTGGTGCTCCACAAAAAATGGGGGGTGGTTCGTGCGCTTGTGTGTACTGCCGCCGTCTTTGCCGTGCTGATTTTGATGAGCGCATTGAACGCCGCCGGAAATCGATAACCACACTAGGAGAAGCCAATGGCTTACGAAGATCCGAACGCACCGTCATCTGCGCCGGCGCCCACAACGACGCCAGCGGCTACGCCAGCAGCAGCCACGCCCGAGAAGAAGTCTGGTTCATGGGACTGGCTTTGGCCGTCCATTCTGGCCGTTATCATCGTCAAGCTGTTTGGCCTTGTCGGCGGGCTGGTTGCCTTTGGCAGCTATTACTGGCTGAAACCAAAGCTCGGAACATGGGGGGCTGTCGCCGCTTCCGCTGTCATTGGCGTTGTTGTCGCAATTGGCCTCTTGGCGATGATCCGCTGATAGCTACTGGCTCGACTATGAGAGGAGGAGCATCACTTCCGCCTCGCGACGGGCTACGAGCAGCGTCTGCAGCCGCCCCGTGCGGAGGTTGAACGCGAGAACGGATATGGCTGCGAGCCGCCCGCCTCGCTCGATAGCCCGCACTGCTCATTGTTTTGCAGGTATCGCCCCCCTAATCCACTCCTGCAACGCCCTCAGTTGCTCGGCGTTCTCGTGGCAGGTTTGGTAGTTGGCAGCAACGGTTCCGGCGACGGCAGAGAGCGCAATGCCTGTGGCGGCCGCATCAGCGTCTCGGGCGGGCTCTGGCAGCTCACCGGCGGCGGCAGCGTCGTGCAGGCGCACAAAGCCACTGTTGATAGTGCAAGCAGCATCGGCTTGAACGGGCACATAGACGGGAACCTCCTTGATGATGGTGTCGCCCTTCTCACGGACGACGCGGACGCGGTCGACGTACTCGGTGACGACCTTGACGGTGGCTTGCGCCTGCCGCTCGCGGACGGCGGCGACCTGCAGGGTTTGTTGGCGGATGGCGGCATCCCATTGCGCTTGAACGTGGCTCGCACCCTTGAGCCAGCCGAAGCCGACAAGGGTGACGCCGAGAGCAGCGAGGGCCAGCAGCCGGTACGGCCAGGGAATCACGCTCACGACGCCTCCCCGATGCACTGCCGGTATTCGGCCTCACGCCGGGTGGCCAGCCCACCGCACAGCCGCGCGTTAGTGGGCAGCGCGCAGTCTTTGCCCTGGAAGAAGCGCCAGCGCAACAGCTCGGCACAGGCTCCCGCGTAGTCCTCGGCGTTGAGTTTTCTGACCAGCGTGGACTGGCAGAACGCGCGGCTGCCGACGTTGTAGGAGAAGCTCACCAGGGCGTCGTACTCGTGCTGGGCCAGCGGCACGGTCACGCATTGTTTGAGCGCACCCTCAAACTGCTGCACATCGGTGAGCGCCCGAGCCAGCGCCTTCGGCGGCGTGGTGGTGTCGCCGATCTTCACCCCGGTGGTGGTGCCGAACCCGATGGTCGGCACATCTCCCTTGACCGGGATCACTGCACGGTCGGTGTAGCCCTCGTGCAGCACGATGCCAACCAGGGCGGCAGCGGACAGCGTCAGTCCGGCCACCGTCCTGCGCATCGCTGGTGATGGTGGCCGGGTCATTGGTGCATCTCCGGCTGAGCCACGATGCGAGCTACGGTTGCGCTGATGCTGGCGGCAAAGGCCAGCAGCACGAACGCGCCGCGCGGTAGTACGTCCCCGAACAGCGGCACCACCACCTCCGCCGCCGTGAAGGCAGCGGCCAGCAGCGAGAAGCGGATACTCCAGGCCCGTCGCAACACGCGCCGCCAGTCGTCCAGCAGGCAAAGCTTCGGCTTGGCGTTCATTGAACGCCTCCCATCAGCTTCAACTTGAGGGCGGCGCCGACCAGGAGCGCGGCCAGCAGGCCCGTGGTCAGCACCTTTACGAAGGTCTGCCAGGCGGTGCGGCGGGCGTCGCGCCACGCCTCCAGCAGATCGCGCAGCTCGCGGATGTCGCGTGCGGCGTGGCCGTTTTCCAGGCCGAGGTGGGCAAGGCAACGCTCGGCTCCGCGTTCGGCGGCACGGTCGAGCAGTTCGTCGAAGTCCTCGCGGCGCAGGAGTAGCATGTTCTCGACGAGCGCAGGCTGTTGTTCGGGTTCGGTCATAGCAGTCTCCAGAAATGCGAAACCCGCCTCGTGGGCGGGTTTCTGGTGGGTACGAAGATGGGAAATCAGATGGCGAGGCCTGCGCTCCAGCCGGTGGACTTGTAGGCCGAGAGCTTGGCCTCGTCCTCGACGTAGCAAAGCCAGCCGATCTTGGGCACGTGGTACTCCCAGGCATCGGCAATGCGCACCGCGATCTGGTTGGTTTTGCCCGCCCACACGCCCGTGGCAGCCGCAGGAATGAGGTAGCGGTCGCCGTTGGCGGGGTTGGCCGGTGGTGTGGTCAGGTCGCGGTCTTTCACGGACAGGCCGACCACCGCGCCGAGGCGCTTGAGGTTGGCATCCATGCCGGTGTCCCAGCCGCTCTCGCCGAGCGTCCAGCCGTAATTGAGTCCAAGGTTCGGATCGGTTGATGACATGGTTTATCTCCAGAGATTCGATGCGTGGCGAATGCGCCGGACGGCGTCCGGGTCGCCGGTGCGATGACTTTGCTGTGGGTGCTGCCGCCAATGACGCCCGACGATGGGCAGGTACAGCACGCCACCGCGCTTGGCTACGAGCAGGGTCAGCAGCCAGTCGGCGAAGTTGTTGAGGTCGGTGGTTTCCTTGAGCACGGCTTCGACGACGGATCGACGCATCACGATCAGGCCGTGCACGTGACTGGCGCTGTTCGCGTGCTGCCAACGGCTGTAGGCCAGACGCCGCACCGCGATGTCGTGGCCGTTCTCGTCGGTCAGTGCTTCGTCGGTGTAGACCATCACGGCCTGCGGGCAGGCATCCAGCGCATCGGCCAGTTGTGTGAAGGCACTGGCTTCGTACAAATCGTCGGGATCGACAAAGGACACCAGCGGCAGCGTGCCTTGTGCATAGCCTGCCGCGCGTGCCTCGCCGATACGCCCCGGAACGCCGGGCAAAACGTGCAACTGGATCGGTGCGTCCTCGAGGCTGGCGATGCAGGCCTCCCGCCATTCGGCAGGCTCGTTCAGGGTGAGCAGATGAACATCGATGCGCGGCTCCATCACACACCTCCCCAATACTGTCCCCAGCGCAGGCCGTAGCCCGCGCGATCCATGACCCGCACCTGCGGCTGCCAGCTGCTCAAACCATCGCGCTCGGCACTGATCTCCACCGTGATGCGGTCACCCAGCGCACCGGCATCCAGCGCGGCCACTGCTGCCGTCCACAGGTAAGTGGTGCCGAGCAGCCCCGTCTCAGTACGAACCAGCACGTTGCTGCGATTGCGGATGCGCAGCGTGTAGGTCACGCCCAGCTCCGGCCCGATGTCGCCCTCGTCTTGCTGCACGAGATAGGCTGTCTGCTGCGTGCGGTCGCGATGGGCCCACGCGACGGTGAGGTCACCTCCCACCACGACAGGCTTGGTCTGGCCATTGAGGCGGATACGACCGGGTGGATACGGCAAAGCCTGCCGACCGGTCAGCACCATCGGCTGCCCATTGGTGGCCAGCACAGGATCGCCCTGATCGGTCGATGTGCGCGGGATCGCGCCCACGAACACCGACTCGCCCGGGGCGCGCTCAGCGCCCTCCGACGCCAGCCATTCACCAACGCCGATCAACCGAGTCCCCGAGGCATGTGCTTGGGGTGTGGTGTCGAGCACACCGCGTGCAAGGACAACGGTGGCCGCAGAGGTATCGAAGTCAAGGACAGCGACGGCTTCGCGGATTGCTCCGCTGCCATCGACCAGATAGGCATAGTCGCCCACGGTCAGCCTTTCCGGCTGACTGATGGCGGTCACTGGCACACCGACGGCAACAGCCTCACTGGCAGGCAGTGCCACATCGATCGTGAGAAGTGGCGCGTAGTCCTCGCTGGCCACGCTGGCGATATCACTGGCCGAGGCACCGGTGGCGAGCTGCCAATTGAGCTGGCCCGCACCACCCACTGCGGCCAATGCGCCAAGCGCAGCATCGGTGTCGGTCAGGTAGTCCAGTTCGGCTCGTGACAAGGTGCGCGCCAGTTCCCAGTACGGAATTTCCACCGCCAGCACCAACGCGGGCGGCAGCGGCTCCAGGGTTGGCTCGTCGATGATCGGTGGTGGCGGTGCCAGCACCGCGTTATCCAGCCCGAACACATCTTCCATCGCCTCGATGCGCCACTCAGATGACCCCAGTGTGCCGGTGTCGATGCCGGTCACGCGCACCACCATCTGGTCGATGCCCAAGCGCGGCCAGTTGAGCAGGAACACGTCACCGGGCAGCGGCGCGCGTTCCAGCGTGTCGGGTGCCACGGTCAGGCTCATCCGCGCCAGGGGTGAACCCAAGGCACGCAGATCCCGCAGCGCCAGCCGTGCGGCCAGCGGCCCGTAGTTGACGCCCGGGTAGTCGCGGCGCTGATTGATCACGCCGCCTTGCAACTGGATCGCGGCGAGGTTTTCCACGGTGACGGTGGTGTCACCGCCGGTTTGCCAGTCGGTGTAGACCACGGTCAGTTCGTTGGGCAGCTCGCCCCACTGAGCACGCTCGAAGCGTTCCAGCCGCACGATCTCGTCCGGCCCGAGCTGCGGCAGGCTGTCGATCCAGTAGTCGTCGCGCAGCAGCTTGAGCTCGAACGTGCCTTGCTCCGGATCTGTGTAGAGGATGCCGCCGATGTGGTCGATGACCTGGCCGATGAAGCTCTCGATGGGCTGCTGGCGTGTCCAGATCAGATTCAGACCAAAGCCTTCATCCGACAGGGCCCACGCTGCATTCCAGAAGCTCCATCCGATGCTGTCCTGCGGGTAGCCCATGCCCCAGTGCGGGTCGGTCAGGCATTGCACCAGGATGTGGGCCGGGTTCATGCCGACACTGATCTCGCGGCCCTGATCGTCGTCCCAGGTGCGCACTTCGGCGTTCCACTCCATCCACGGAGAGTCGTGCCAGCCTGCCGTGAAGCGGCGCACGCGCACCGCCCACGGCTTGATGTAGGGGTTATTGGCCGCGAACAGAATCTGCCGCGCCACCAGTGATAGCACGCCCCGGAAGGCCGGAATGGCGCTGCCGATGCGCGCCATCAGATAGTCGTTACGTCCTTGGCCGGGGCCACCTGGCAATACGTCGATGTTGCCGACTACGCCACCTTCACGCTCGTCACCACCAAACAGCGTGGGCTTGTTGATGCTGAGAGTGGTCAGGCCGTGCCCGCTGGACAGCGGCGCACGGTCGGCATCACCCCACGCAGTGCGGTCGCCCATCTGGATCTCCTGCACGGCATCGACCGGCCCCTGGCATAGCACCAGGTGCAATCCCATCCGGTAGCGGTAGCCGACGGTTTGCTTCTTGCTGCTGCCACCCATCAGTGCATCTCCTGCCGGGTACGCGCGTGCTCGACCACGCGCAGCGCCATCGCGTCATTCGTGGCCAGCAGGGTTTCGGCATCAAGTCCCTTCCGCAGAAAGGCGCGGAAGTCCAGGCCATGCCGCTCGAACCATGTACGCGAGCCGTTCACGCACAGGCCGACGGCGCGCACGTCGTCGATAGTGACGATCACGCTGGTGCTCATTTCTTGCCGCCTTTCTTGCGGATCGGCTCGGCTTCCAGATCGCCGTACCAGACCACGTTCGCGCCGCGCAGCAGCACGGTGCCGAACACGACGGGAATCGGTCTGCCTTCTTCTGCGGTTGGGGCATCGACATCGGACAGCGATGCCGGTTTGGGCTCGGGCGGCTTCGGCGCGAGCGCGACCGAAACCAGCGCCGCCACCACGATGACGACGAGGTACCACATGGCGATTTCTCCAGGGATTCAGAACACGCCCGTCGAGAACGGGTTTTTGCTCGGGATGGCGGGAAAGCCGCCGTAGTTGTCGAGGTTGTCGAAGCGCGTCTGACAGGTGGCCGTGCTGTGATCGCAGCCGACGGTCAGCAGCACTTCCGTGCCGGGCTCAAGGGCCGCTGGATACAGCAGCTCGACGCCGCTGCCGTAGTCGCCGATGATCATGTGGCGCGCACCGTCCGGGGTTTGTAGCCAGCCACCGGCCAGGCCGCCGCTGACCCAACCCGGTACACCACCATCGAGTTCGACACTGCGGCCATAGACCTCCAGGACGAAGGCGCTGGCTGTCATCGGCGAAGCCCCGCAGGCCGAGGAATAAAGAACGTGGGAGCACTTGCGGCTGTAGAGCCGCCGCAATCCGATACGTTTGAGACTGACTTGCGCCGACTCGCAGCGAACGCGAGCGACATCGTCAGCGACCTCTACGCCCAGCACCCGGCCCATCCAGCGCGTGCCCGAGATCCACCAGTAGTCGCCCCAGGAGTCGCGCCGTCCGATCCGCAAGGTGACCGAGGTGGTATCCCCGGTGAGCGACGTGGCCAGCAGGTGGCGCACGAGATCGCAGTCGGGTGGCAGTTTCAGATCCAGCGCCGATTTGGCGGCTTCAGCACCCAGTGCCAGCTCGTTGCGTTCGATGGACAGGCTTGCGTACAGATTGCCATCCAGATCAACGTCGAATTCGTGCGGCGTCAGGTAGAACTGCGCGCTGTTGCTGGCGAAGGCGTAGAGCTCGACTTCCAGCAAGGGGTTCTGGCTCATCGTGCTTACTCTCCCTCGTAGGTTTGACGATCGTTGCCGCGCGGTTCGGGCAACTGACGCGCGGTCAGGGTGATCTCCAGCAGCGTCGGGCTGTGCCAGTACAGATCGATGGCGTCGTGGTCGAGTCGGCAACGCACGAGGCGAATGACACGGCTGCCTTCGGGCACCCAGTCGTCGAGGCCTGTGCGCAGCACCAGGACACCGCCCTGATTCAGATGGCAGGTCGCCGTCAGGGCGTATTGCCGATAGCCGTCTGGATGCACGATCAAGCAGGCGGCGGGACGGTGCCAGAACGCGGAGACGTCTTTGCCTTCCACGCGCAGGAAGCCATCTTCTGGATCGGCTTCGACGCTTATCCACAGAATCGGGGCCAAGCCATCGGGCAGCCAGAAGGCTTCCAGACGTCCCTGGATGCGCCATAGCCGCGCCCGCCAGATCTCGATTTCATCGAGCGAACTGGCCAGATAACGCCGCTGGAAGGTGGCGGTCGACCACGGATCGTCCCGGCGCACCCACGGATCTGCAGGGGATAAATCCTGGCGGGTGATCGTGGCTTGCGCGGCGGCTGTCGGATCGTCCCGCCAGTTGCCATCCGGCCAGACCGGAATCTCGTCGAGCCATGGGTCGTCGAGTGCATCCATGTCCGGCGTTTGCGCGGGCGTGACAGTCGTGGTGACGCTGCCGCCGACCATCCCCGGCACCCACTGGGTCAAGTCCGCCGGATCAACAGCGCGTCCCCACACCAAGGGCATCACGCTGCTACCGGCTCCGGCAGCACGCGCCAAGGGTTCGGCCAGCCACAGCAGATCGGTTTCCACGTCGCTGAGTTGGGCGACTTGCCAGCCCTCGGGCGCAATGATCAGCACCCAGCGATCGTCGCTGTCCCAGCCCTGCACGCCGTCATAGGTCAGACGCAGCGCGGCAGCCAGTGGGCCAAAGCGCCGCCAGTCAGCCTCCGACACCCCGAGAGTCAGCGCGCCCTCCTCAGCGTTCTCAGTGAGATGAACGGCGTACTGTGGCAGGGGCCACCACGCGGCCTGGCCCAGATGATCGGCCAGCCAGTCGGCCACCAGGGCATCGGTCTGGCGGGCGTTGCCTACTTTGTAGGTGAGCCAGCGCCGGGGAATGCGGCGGCGTGCCTGCCGGGATTCGTTGCCGCTGGCCAGCCGCGTGACGCTGGTCTGCCACTCCAGCCGTTCCACAAGGGGCTCCATCCAATCATGACGGAAGGCAAACACGCCGCGTTGCGCATCCGGCCAAGGCTGGTCGCCGAAGGCATCCATACCGGTGGCGACGATGGCGCTTGAGGCCGTATCCCGGCGCAACACTTCGACCAAGAACGTCGGTGCATCGATGGGTGGCCAGGGGCCCGCCAAGGATTCCGCCAGCAGGCTGGCCGTCAGATTGGGCGGCAGCGGAGCGACAGCTGTTTCCGGCGTGAAGCTGGCTGCGCTCGCCCCAAAAGTGGCGCGCGAGAGCACTTCACCTTGGAAGGCGGGCAGTTCGCTTCCAGGCGTCGGCTTGCTGGAAACCTCAGTGATGTCTTGAACGACGACGCGATCCGTCATGCTGATTCCACGCCGAATTCAGCGGCATTGAAGGCGGCCTCCGTCCACTGCACGTTGCCGTTCGGGTTGCGCTCGAACAGCGTGCTCTGCCACGCCAGTTGCTCCTGCAGGATGATGTCGGTGCTGACGGCGCTCTGCGCGCCACTGACCACGAGGCCTTTGACCTTGCCCAGGCCGGCATCGGTCTTGCGGGCCAGCATCGTGAGCTGGACGCCGTAGATGGCGGGCGTGGCCATCACCGGCAGCGGCTCGACATCGAAGGACTGGCGCAGACCCACGTTGGGCGCACTGATCGCTGTGGCTTCGTCCTCGTCGCTGACGGCTTCCCAGGCAGCAGTGCCGACCGGACTGGGAGTCCACTGGTTCAAACTGCCATCGGCCTGAGCCTGCAAGGCATCGACGCGCACATCACCGAGGAAGGTGTTGTTGATCGTGCCGCTGGTGTCGGCGATGTAGAAGTCGTCGACGTCGATGGTCAGCGGACAATTCTGGCCGGGCACCGCACCCACGAATGCCGTGAGCAGTTGGCCACCGCCCTGGATGGTGTTCTGCGCGGTCATCTGGATGGCCAGGATGCCGTTGATGCGCACTGACAGAATGCCGTTGCTGGTGCCTTGCGTGACCTGCAACTCGATGTAGTGCCAGCCGCGCGCCGGAGCGCTGGCGACGGAGACAGAGATCAACTGGTCATAGCCGTATTGCCAGCGGTAGAGCTTGAGCCGACCGTCCTCGCCGATTTTCACGAGATGCGCGACCTGCGAGTTGGCGTCACGCACGCCCAGCAGCAGTGGCTCGGTGTAGGTGTTTTCAAAGGAGACCACGCGAATGGCCGCCCCGACGATCAGGCTGGTCTTGGTGGCGTCGAGGTTCTTGACGTAGCCACCACCAGAACCTTCCGGCAAACGCAGGGCATAGGAGGACGGGCGACGGCCATTGATCCTGGTGGCCTGCGGTGACAGATACGCCGCTTTGCCACGCGCAAGCCACGGATCGCCAAAGCTGTCCACGGCCTGCGGGTCGTAGTGATCGAAACCGTCGATGAACAGAAGTGCCATTGGACTTTCCCCTAAAAATTCAGCTTTGCAGCGCCGAGCGGATGGCCCGTGCATTGCGCCCGATGATGTTGACGATGACCCGCTCTCCGGCAGGCGACTGCAGGTGGTCGTGGGTCACGCCGGGATCGATGGCGTTGACGATGCGCACCGCTTGGTTCATCTGCGGCTGTGCAGGAGGCACTTTCACTTCCGGAACCAGCCCACCTGCTGCGAAGGCCAATTCGCCGCCCTTGAAACGCGGGCCTGCCGACAAGCCGTTGAGCGAATCGAGGAAGGCCACACCGACCTGGCGCACGGCGGCAGCACGCACTACGTACTCGCCTGCTGAGAGACGCGCCGGGATCGAATCCGATGTAGCGCTGCCCGGCCCGGAGACCAGACCGCCGCCCGCGAACTTCTTGATGCCGCCCAAGAGCGCCATTACCGCGGCGACCATCGCCACCATTGCGGCAATGGCCAGTCCCGGGCCAACGATGGGAATCGAGGCTTGCGAGGCTGCCGCCCCGGCTCCTGCCTTGGCTGCATCCATCGACACCACGGCGGTGGTTTCGGTGGTCTTTTGCGCGACCTTGGCGGCGCTGGCCGCCGCATCGACGGTCTGCTCCTGCTGGATGAAGCCGAGCTTGAGCGCCAGCATCCGCGCCTGCATGGCGATCCACTGCTGGAAGGGCTGGATCACGATTTGCTGCAGGAAGGCATCGGCCACCTGCTGAAAGATGCTCGCCAAGGCACTGCGCCAGGTCTGCGCGCCGGTGATCATCCCGTTGAGCGCACCGCCGAAGCTCTCGCCGATGCGATTCCACAGCGGGGCCATTTCATCGACCGTGAGCTTGGTGCGATCCAGCTCGTTGCGCCACGCTTGTACCCGAATCACCGCATCCGGCCCGATGGCCTGCGCCGCCTGTTGCATGGTCGGCAACAAACGCTCCATCTCGGTGGCCGATTGCTGTTGCAGGGCCACGATCTGCTGACGCGCCTGTGCTTCGGTCAGTAGTCCAGCCTGTTGCTGGGTCTGGATCGCCTCCTGCGCATTGCGCAGACGCTCGGTGACCTGCCGCCATTGGGCTTCCAGCGCCGCCAGATTGGCCTGCGCCGCTTTCACATTGATCAGCCGATCAATGAGCGACACGCCGTCGGCATCGCTTTCTGCCGCCAGTCGCGCCCGTAGATCGCGGTAGCTGCGCTCGATGGCGGCTTGCCGGTCGGTATCCGTCGCCGTGCCGGTGATCTGTGCCAGTTCCTCACGTGCCTGCGCCAAGGCGTCGGCCAATTCGCGCTCGGCTTGTGCCGCCTTGCGGGCATTGGCCTGCTCTAGTCCCAAGCGCCGGTTGTTGAGCGTGATGAGGTCCGCTTCCGCCTTGGCGACCTCGGCCTTGGCTTTCAGGCGGTCGTTTTCCGATTTGCCGGTGGTGGCGACCTGCTGACTGCGGGCCCGCTCCTGCTGCTTGCGGGCGATCTCGGCGTCGACCTCGCGCTGCTCGATGGCCGTTTTCTGCGTGTAGTAGTCGCGCACCGAGATCAGACGATCCTCAAGCGCTGCATCCAGCGCGGTTTGTTGCCGCGCCAGTCCGTCCTTGAGCAGCGCGAACTCGGCGTCCAGCTGCGCTTTCATCAGCGTGGTCTGCGCGCCAGTGGAGTCCTGCGCAGCCTTGCCCGCTTTGGGTTTGGTCAGCCGCTGCAACAGTTCCGGATCGGCCTGAATTCGGGGTGCCTTGACCTCGATGGGTTTGGGGTCGAACAGGCTGTCGCGGAAGGACGCCAGCTCATCGAGCCGCTGGATCAGGCTGCCTTTGAGGTCGGCAATGATGGCCTTGGCCCCGTCGGTGTTGCCCTTGAGCGCTTCGACCGCCGCAGCGACACCGCCACCAATCGCTTCACCCAAGGCGACGAAGGCCTTGCCGACGGTGGCGGCACCGAGGGCCAGCGTCTTGAGCACCAACACGATGCCGTCCAGAATCACCCGCAGCGTGCCGCCTTGCTTGGCCGACTCGACCATGCCACCGGCCATGTCATTCAGCGCAGGCAGCAAGGAGGCGATGATCTGGTTGCCGATGCTCTGGGTGGCCAGCTTCAGCTTGTCGAGCGCGTCGTTGAAATTGCCCGCCTGTGCGGCGGTGTCAGCGGACAACTGCAACCCGAGTTCAGCCGCCTCCTGCTTCAGCGCACCAATGCCCTCCCGCCCTTGGTTCAGGAAGGGGATCATCTCCGCACCGGCTTTGCCGAAGATATCGACAGCCAAAGCCGCTTTCTCAGCGCCATCGGGCATGGCCTGGAAGCGGTCGGCCAGATCCAGCAATACCTGTTCGCTGTCGCGTAGGGTGCCGTCCTGGTTCTGGACCGCCACCCCCAGCGCTTCGAAGTTCTGTGCCGATGCCTCCGAGCCGGTTGCGGCCTCCAGCATGCCGGTGGCCAGCTTCTTGAGCCCGGCTTCGAACTTCTCGGTGGACACCGCTGACAACTCGGCGGCCGGCACCAGCAGCGACAGCGATTCGACGGCAATGCCGGTACGCTGCGCCATCTCGTCCAGCGCATCCGCCGAATCGATGCTGGACTTGATCATGGCCCCGATGCCCGCCAGCGAAACGCCCACGCCGAGGTTGGCCAGCACGCCGTTGACGCTCTTGGCGGTGTCGGTCAGGCCACCTAAGCCCCGCTTGATCGAGTCGAAAGCGGTCTTGGTCTGGTCGACGGCACTGATCAGGATTTGGGCACGATTGCTTGCCATCAGACTTTGTCCAGTTCTTGTTGAATCGCCCGAGCCAAGGCAGGGAGCGCACGTTGCACGCCGCCCGCCAGATTCAGTCGTCGTTTGAGATCGACGCGCTTGACCAGCACGGCGATGGGGATTTCCTGATCGCGCTTGATCTGCTTCGCGCCAGTGCGCCCGCGCTCGGCACGCTTGAAGCGGTTGAGTTGCGATGCGTTCTCTTTGATGTTCTCGGCCATCAGCAGCACGCGACCGTTCTTCTCGATGAAGAAGGCATTGCCCGAGCGCATCAGACCGTCGATAACCGCTTTGAAGCGCTTGGGGCCAATGCGTCCGGGCAGCAGCGGGATCAGCAGATTGCCGCTGACCGTGCCGCCTTTTTCGTGCAGACCGAGCCACGGGATCTTGCTGCCGACCAGCAAGGCGGGCAGCAGTGCGGGCTTCTTGTCGAACACCTTCACGCCCATCGAGGAGATGAAGCTGTTGCGCCTGACGGTGAAGGCACTGCGCATCTCGGATCGCGCCGCATCACGCACTTCACGCCCGCCCGATTGCATGCCCTTGGCGACGGCGGTGTGGATGGCACGACGCCGCTCGGTGCTCCACGCCGCCAACTGGCGCGGGTCCAGCAAGCCGGTGGTGGTGAGCGAGAGGCGCATGGGTCAGTCCTTGAGCAGATCGCGTTGCAGTTGTTCGATGCCACGCTTCTCGCCCTGTGCTGCCACGGCATGAATGCCGAGCAGCTGGGCAAGTTGCTGCCGTTCGATCTGTCCGTCGGCATCCAGAAAGGCTTGGGCTTGCGTGAGCGTGTAGCCCATCAAGTCACCGAGGCGGTGACCGGCGCGGATCAGGCGGGCGACGGCAGCGTCCCAGCCGAGTTCGTCAGCGAGCGCAGCGTCGGTGCGAGTCGCTGGGCCGCGCCCTGAATCGCCGGAACGACGTGCGCCACGAAAAAATCCGCATTCACCTCGAACACGGCAGCGGCCAGAAGAACGGCGTCCTCCAGCGACAGGTCATTGATCCACGCGCGTTCGCGCCGGGTGGTGATCGCCAGCAGATCGAGCACGGCATCGCCGTGCCGCCCCAGCAGCGCCATCCAGTCCGGATCACTGGTGATTTCCTCGGCCAGCGGACGCACCACGGCCAGCAGCCGTGGCAGCTCACCCAGCCGGATCGGCGTCAGTTCCAGCGCGGTACCGGACAGCGTCACGACCACAGGCTCAGGGGGGAAGGTCTTGAAGCCGTCCATCACAGCAGCACCAGACGTCCGAATTGACCGAGATCACCGCCGACTGGCTTGGTCAGATCCGCCAGTACTTGGCCCGACAGCTCGAACTTCAGCAGTTCGTCCGTGATGATCGAGAGTTCCTTGGCCGGGTTGATGGCCACGCGGTAGAGGTCGATCACCACCTCGCGGTTGCCGTCGGCGGTGTTGAGCCCCTCGAAGCGAATCCAGCGCTCGGGCAAGGGCTGGGTGAACATCGCCGTGCTCTGCGCCGCGCCATAGGCGTAATCGACGGTGAACGGCTCGGTGTACGGGCCGCCCGACGTGGCATCGAGCACCACCAGTGAACCGTGCTTGGCATTGACGCTGTACTGGCTGACCGGGAGCGTCTTGGGCGTGGCATCCGAGTCCTGGATCTGCACGGCGGACACGTTTTGCATGGCCAACGGATACAGACTGCCCGGGGTGACCGGGTTGGGCAGCAGTTCACCGGTCACCGTACCGGGGGTGATCGTGGTCGTGGTGCCATAGAGCGCGAGCGCCAGGTTGGTGGCGATCAGCTCTTCCAACGTGCAGGCGAACTCGCCTTTCTTGGTCTTGATGAGTTGCAGGTCGGTCAGGCGCTGACCCGACTGCGCTTCCTGGTGCTCGATGGTGTCCACCGACAGCGACACCTTCAGCTCGGGCACGTTGCCGACGAAGGTCAGTCCGGCCGGGTTGCCGAGTTCATCACGTGCGCCGATGTAGACGCGGCCTTGTCCGGAAAAGTAAGCCATGTTCAGTCTCCTTGGGTGGCTGCAGTTGTGGAAACACCGGACGTGGCATCACGGCGGGTGGGTTTGGAATCGGTGGCGGGGGTGGCCGCTTTGGCCGTGCCTTGTGTGATCAGCCAACGGGCGCTGGCGTCATTCAGATCAAGGCGATCACCTGCGGAGAGGCGCTTGCCTGCGTGGGTATGGGGTTTCAGTAGTTCGATGTGCATGTGGGATTCATCCTGTTTGGGTGAGGTCGATGGCGTGGGTGCGGTAACGGATCTCGTAACGGGCGGGCAGCGCGACGGCCCCGGCGTCGGCGTCGTCGAACCCCCATTCGCAGTCGATCTCGCGCACGGCGATGACCAGACCGCCCAGATTCGGGTCGGCGAGCATTGCCGCGTGGGCCGCGACCAGCGCCTGGTCGGCGACGTCGAAGGCATCCGCACCACGTGCCACCACGGCAAGCCGGACGATCAGCAGCCGGTCGACCAGGTGGTTGGCGTGGGCGGTGATGCTGTCGCCATCAACGAACAACAGCAGCGCGGGACTGGCCTCTCGGGTGACCGGCACGGCAGGCATGCGCAGCACCGGTGTTGGGGCAATCGCAGATGCCAGGCGCGTGACGATCTCCCGCAAGACGCGCTCGCGGACGGAGTTCATGGGGAGTTCCTCAGAGTTGGGAGAGCGAGGCGCGACGCTCGGTGCCGTCGCCGATGGCGCGCACGTCGCGCACCTGATAGGTATTGCCTGCCACCTCGACCGTGTCCCCGGCTGCCAGCGTCAGCCAGGACGCCGGGTAGTCGATCTGGTAGTCCCGCGATAGCGCAAAACCATCCAGCACGGTTTCGTCCGGGGCACGAAAGGCACAGTGGACTGTGGTGCCAGCTACCGTGACGGCGGTCAGCAGTCCTGCACTGCGGGCTGCCTCGTACAACGTCGCGACATCCATCAGGCGGCAACGAGCTTGATCAGCACACCCGGTCGGTGGCACATCGGCAGCGGGTTGCTCTGCGTGTGCAGATCAGTGCCCCGGTCGAATTTGCGCGGCTCCTGCTTGGCATACAGCGGCCGGCCGATGGTGTTCACGGTCTCGTTGAAGTCTGCTGGCGCGAAGTAGGTCGCGAAGGTATCCACCGTGCCGACCGGGAAGGCATGGGCTTCTCCTGCGGCAATGAAGCGGCGCGATCCCAGCGTGCCGTCGGCTTGCACAAAGGACGCCTGGCCACGGTATTCCTCGAAGGTGATGCCGCTGTAGCTGAAGCCCGAGCGCATGTCGTTGATCAGCACCGCGCCCTGCTGCCAGTTCTGGTAGGCGGTCTTGACCTCCTTGTGGGTGGTCAGCGCCCGGAAAAACTCGGTCGAGCACAGCACATGCACGCCGGTCGAGAACTCGCCGGTGAGTCCATCTTCCATGAGGCTCAGCAACTCCAGGCAGGCAGTCTTGATTTGCCCGTTGTCGGCCGCCGTCGAAAACTCAAACGACACCGATTGCGCAGTGATGTCGAACTCGTCGAACAGATCGACGAGCTCACTGCCGTCGGCGTCGAGGATCTTGCCCTTGAGCGCGCCCATGCGCAGATGCTCCAGGGTGATCGCGTGCTTGTTGCGCATGGTCTCCAGATGACGGGCCATGACACCGCCGATGGCTTCCATTTCGGTTTCGGAACCGAAGGCGCGCAGTCCTTGCACTTCCTCGGGCAGCACCACGTCGTCGTGGGGGATGTGCGGGATCACGAAGGAGCGCAGGTTGCGCTTGCCACGTTCACCCACCGTGCCGGGCGAACCGGGCGCCCGGGTGGGCAGCAGGTTCAGACGACCGGCGTACTCCTCGACGATGATCTGCCGGGTGCGCACCGGCTTGGCCGGGAACAGGTTGAGTTGCTCCAGCCGCCCATAGCGGTTGGGCAGGAGGTTGATGGCGGCCGTCAGGCTGGCCATCGAGAAGCCGGGGTTTTCAAAAGGGTTCTGCATTTGTGATCTCCAGAAATGACGAAACCCGCCAGCGGCGGGTTTGGGGGGAGTGAAACGGAGCGTTGGAAGTGGGTCAGGCGCGGGTTTTAGGCACTCTCGCGGGCCAGGACTCCACGTTCTGCGAGTTGCTTGATGGCAGCCACTTTGTGCGCAGTGCTGATGCCGGTCGGCCATACCAATGCGCCGCGCGCGACGATGGCGTGGCGGGCGATCAGGATCGCGTCCTCACGGTCAATCAGCGTCGCATCGACGTCATTGCCGAGGACGCCAACGGCGGTTTCCGTGCCGTCCGAAGCGCTCGGGTCGAGGGCCTTGAGCTTGGCGGTAGCCGTTTCGCGGCCCACCACGGTACCCAGCGACAGGTTCTGCGCGGCCGCGACGGTGTCCTGGTCACGCGAGTAGAGATTCGGCGCTTCGTACTTCAACAGGTCGCCGAGATTCTTGGGTTGAGAGACAGTGGGCATGGCTTACTCCTTGGCGGTGAGCTTCTTGACGGCAGCGACCACCGGACTGTTTTCCGGGTGCTGGCTGGTTCCTGCCTCTGCGGTGATGCGCGAGGCGATTTCGGGTTGGTCGGCACGGGCGTCGAGCAAGGCGCGGCGCACCTGCGCTTCCGAGAACCCTGCTGCGAGGAACTCCGCCGTGCGTTGGGACTGGCCCGCGATCAGGCACATCTCTGCAATGGCCTGAGCTTGGCCGCGCCCGCTGGCGAAGGACTGCGCCAGTGCGGCTTGGGCGGCAGGCGTCGATTGCGGATCGCTCTCAAGCTGCGACTGGTCGCCTTGTGGGTCGGTGTCGGCCGGACGCTTAAGGTTTTCGTGGTCGTCTTTGGGGTCGGTCATGGTGTTCTCCAGGGTGAAAGGTTTGCATCGGTGCGGGTTTGAAATGGATTGAGTGGACAGGCTTCGCGGCGAGGCGCGGGCCACGCCAGGCTGCGCCAACCGCTGCTTGGCCGCCAACGCGTCGGTGAACTCGGTCATCACCGCATCAAACGGCATCACGGCGTCGGCGAGGCCCGCTGCCACCGCTTGCTCGCCATAGAACAGCCCCGCCTCGGTGGCGCGCACGGCATCCGGGTCGAGGCCGCGCATCTGGCCGACTTGATTCACGAAGATGTCGTAGAGGCGATCCACCTCGGTCTGCAACGCGGTGGTGGCCTGGGGGGTGAGTGGCTCGTGCGGGGAGAAATCGTTCTTGTGGCTACCCGCGAAGACTGCGGTGTAGTTCAGGCCGTCCTTGGCGTCCTTCACCGACTGGTCGACGTGCAGCGCGATCACGCCAATCGACCCGACGCCAGCGGTCTGCGACAGCGTCAGGCGCTGGCAGGCTGCCGCGATGGCAAAAGCCGCCGAGTACGCGGCATCGTTGGCGTGCGCCCAGATCGGCTTGATGGTGCTGGCGGCGCGGATGCGCTCGGCCAGTTCGAACACACCCGAGGCCTCGCCGCCGGGCGAGTCCAGATCGAGCAGGATGCCCGCCACCTGCGGGTCGGCCAGCGCGGTGTCCAGTCGGGCTTCGATCTCGCCGTAGGACATCAGGCCAGAGGCGGCTTCGATACCCATCGAACGTCTGACCAGCGTACCAACCACCGGGATGACGGCAATACCAGCCTGAGCCGATGTGGCGCTTTGGCGCGGCATGGGCAGTGGCATCGCCATGTCCAGATCAGGCAAGCCGATGCGGGAACCCAACACGGAGAGGATCACGTCGAGTTTGGGACGCGCAATGAGGAGCGGCGTCCCGTAGAGGCGGGACGCCAGATGAACGAGTTGCATGTCAGTTGTCCTGTTGGTCTTGCGGCACGGTCACCGTGGCGGCCGCAGTCATGGGAGCGCCCAATGTCGATGGTTGGGGCGCTTTGTCGTGGCGCGGGTCGGAGTCGAAGACCAGACCGAGCGCATCGGCACGCTGGTTGTCGGCGGCGATCTCGCGGTCGATGTCCTCGGCGTCGTAGCCGAAGGCCGAGATGGCTTCCGAGCGAGACAGCAGTCCGGCGCGAATGGCGGTCAGCATCGCGTCGAATTCCTTCTTGGGATCGACCCACTGCCAACCCTGTGGAATCCATTTGGCCGCGAAGTAGTCGCGCTTCTTCTCGGTGAACTGCGGCAGCGCCAACGCGCCTTCAAGTAGCGCCTGCTCCATCCAGGCACGCCAGATCGGGCGGCACAGCTGGTGGACGATCACGCCGTGCTGGATGGCCTCACAGCGGCGGCGAAACTCCAGCAGCCCGGCCCGGATCGACGAGTAGTTCACTTGCGTCAGATCGCCGGTCAGCATCTCGTAGGTGATGCCCATCGCCGCTGCCACCGCCCGGAACTGCATGCGCAGGAATTCGGCGTAGCTCGCGCCAACGTCGGCAGGCTGACTGAACTTCACGTCCTCGCCGGGCTCCAGGATCTGCATCGTGCCCGGCTCCAGCCCGGCCAATGCCGCGCCGCTGGCATCCGGCAAGCCTTCACCCATCAGGTTGTCCTCAGGTGACAGGCGCGTGATGAAGCCCGCGAACATCGCGGCGGTTTTCTTGCGCACGAGCTCGGCGTCGTCGTACTGGTCGAGTTCGTTGAGCTTGACCAGTGCACGCGCCAGCCACGGTTCGCCCCGGATCTGTCCAGGCCGCAAGGGACGAAACAGGTGAATGATTTCGCTGGCTGGGACACGCACTGTGTCGAGACCGCCCACCACGCCACCGGTGCCCGACATCGGGGCCAGTGCGCCATCACCCGGGTGCGAGCGATACAGGTGGTAAGCCACCCGCCGTCCGAGCTTGTCGAACTCGATGCCCGCACGGATCACGTTTCCCGAAGCCAACTCCTGATTCAGCGTGGCTGGCAGGTGTTCGGGTTCGAGCAACTGCAGTTGCAGGCCCACCGGCAGGCCATCCTCCGGGCGGCGATAGCGCAGCCGAACCAGACATTCCCCGCCTTCGAGCATGGCGCGACAGGCCAAGGCCTGCAGTCCGTAGAAATCGGTCAGTCCCGCGGCATCGGCCTCCTCGCACCAGTCCCACCACAGGCTGTGGATCGCTTCGCGCAGGGACTGATCGGCCAGCATGCTCTGCGGCTTGATGCCGGTGCCGATGGCGTTCGAGACAAAGGCCTCGACGCCTGCCGCTGCCCAGGCATTGCGGCGTACCAGATCGCGGCTCTTGGCGCGCAATTCGTTCTGGGTAAATGCCAGCGCTGCGACTGCACCGGGATTGCCGACCTGCCACGCCAACGCGCGACGGCCACCACCGATGCCGTCATAGAACGGCGTGCCGCCGAGCAGGCTCATGCCGACGCCTTTTCGTACCCGATCACGCATACGGTCAAACCATTGCATGTTCAGAACCCTTTGCCGGTGGTGACCCGGATCTGCCGGGGCGCACCGGGCCACAGGCCGGTGTCCACGGCCTGCTCGAAGAGGTCGCGCTTGACCGCTGCGATCGCGGCCTGGAGTTCATCGACGCTGCGGTATTCGACGGTCTTGTCGCCAAAAGTCACGCGCTTCTCGCCTTTGACCAGCGCAGCTTCCAGCGCGTCGAGGTGTGCTTGTGTGTAGGCCATCAGCGGAACACCGTGAGGTTGATTTCAGAGGAGTCAGAAAACGACGCCGATGTCGTCGAGCAACTGATGTCGACGTACTGGGCGGTCTTCTGGTCGGTGGTGGATCGCACAATGGCGATGCGCTGCGTGCCGCTGTTGGTGCTGCTGCGGGCGAGTGCCGTCCAGCAGTAGTTGGCGTCCGGCATGGCGGTGGCGAAGGTCACGCGGTAGCGGCCTGCCGCCGTCCGGGTCACGCTGGCCACGTTGTGCGACGAGCGCACGACGATCTGGTTGCCGACGTAGCCGAAGCACACCCACGCCCGGGCCAGACCGGGGTGGGTTGCGTCGATCTTGGTCTTGACCTCGAGCCCAACACGACTTGCCAGCGCACTGATGCGCGATGCGAGGCTCATCAGACCAGCGCGCCTTCGAACACTGCGACAAAGTCGGTGTCGGTGTTGCCAACATCGCTGGCGGCGACCGCGCCGATGTTGCTGCGCGCCTGCGCCTGCTCCGGGGCGGTCAGCGTCTGCGCGGCATCGAAACGCACGCGGTTGTTCACCGCCGTCAGCAGCGCGTCCAGGCCACTGGTGCCGTTTTGCAGCAACTGCTGGATTTCCACCAGCGTGTCGTAGGCGGCGTCAGCTCCACCGAGGATTTCCGCCTTGAGCGCGTCGAGCAGCGTGACGATCTTGCTGGACGAATAGGTACTGGTAGTGGCGACCTGCGCATCGTCGATCACCGCCGAGGAAACGACGGCCGCCTTCAATTCGTTGATGGCGGCGACCAAGCTGGATTTATCGGTGGTGGTGAGGTTGGCCAGATTGCCTGCCTTGGCGCGGACGTCGTTGAATTCCTGCGCGACGCGGATGACCAGGCTTTCGATACGGGTAGCAAGACTCATGTTTTCTCCTTGGGGTGTCAGGACAGCCAGCGGCTTTTGATCACGCGCCGACCGGTGTTGCGGTTGCCAGAAACAGCGAGGCCACCGCGTTGGGTGGCCTCGTTGATCGATTCGTTTGGTGTTTCAGGGTCTGGCGGACTGGCCAGCCCCAGTTGTCGCTCCAGTTCCCGCCAGTGGCGTTCCTCGAAGCGATCCAGTCCCGCCGCCGATGCGGCCGCGCGGGCGTAGACGTAGCAGTCGAGCGCTTCATTGCGCTCGCGCATCTTTTGCCACTCGCGCAATGGGAAGCCGTTGCGGTCGCGGCGGGTGATCAGTTGTTCCGCGCAGAGTTGCTGGATGAACTCAGCGTCGATCTTGGGCAGGTGGACGAACCCGGCCGGAAATACCGTGGTCAAGCCGTCCTCGCCGATATCGGCGCTCTTGCGCAGGTTGTTGTAGAACTCCAGCTTGGCGATGCTCACTGCCACCGAATACACCTTGATGCCCCGGCGCAGCTTCTTGCCGCCTTGCGAGACATCGATGGCGGTCGGCGTGCCGATCAAGGCTGCACCGCGCGGCACCCCCTTGACCGCCATCACGCGGGGATCGCGGCAGGCCCGCACAAAGGCGTAGGCCTCCTGCGTGGCAAATCCGGTATCCAAGGCAAAGCGCACCAGCGGCATCGCCGCGCCCGAGGCGTGGGTCCAGGTCTCGGCCAGCATTTCAGCGAGGCGCTTCCACACCGTGTCGCGGGCGGTGTCACCCATCAGCACGCGGTGCTCGACCAGCCAGGACTCCTTGCCGCGCCCGAAGGCCCAGACCGACGCTTCGATGCGATCCTTCTGCACGTCGGCCGCACCGACCAAGAGCAGACCGCCTTGCGGCACTGTGCCGACGCGGTAGTCCTCTCGGCGCTCGACCAGCCTTTGCCAGTCGGGTGCCTCGCCTTCCTCGACCCAGGTTTCACCCAGCTCGGTGTTCTTGAAGGTCTTGATGGCGGCGGCCGATCCCGACTCTTTACTAACGGCGGCTTCCCACGCAGCGGCAATCTCGCGCCACGAACGCCAGCCCACAGGGCTGTACAGCGACGACAGGTGGAAGCCTGCCGTCTTGCCTGCGCCATCCGTGATCATCGCCCGCCACTCGCCGTGCTCCAGCATCCACGTCTTGTGATGCTCGGCAATCGCGGTGTCACACGACTCGCAGATGTAGGCAGCGGTCTCCGGTTGCCCCTTGTCCCAGCGCAGCTGCTCGAAACGCAGCCACTGCCGATGCGAGCAGTGCGGGCACGGCACGAAGTAGCGACGTTGGTCACTGGCCTCGTACTCGCGCTCGATAGCCGATGCCCCTGAGATCGTCGGCGTCGAGACGATGAAGATCTTGCGTCGAGCGAAGGTGCGGGTGCGGGCTTCGGCCAGCGAAATCGCATCGCCTTCACCCTCGACGTCCAGCGGGTAACCGTCGACCTCGTCGAGGAACAGATACCGCACCGGCATCGAGCGCAGACCGACCGCGCTGTTGGCCCCGGTCATCACCAACACGCCGCCCCGGAATTCCTTGGCCAGGATGGTGTTGCCGGAATCCCGGCTGCGCGCCGGTGCAATCAGTTCGGCCAGTGCCGACGACTCCTCGATCAGCGGATCGATTCGCTGCTTGGAGTTGCGCTTGGCCATCTCCACCGTCGGCCACACCGCCATCATCGGCCCGGGTGCGTGATGGATCACGTAGCCGATCCAGTTCGATCCCATCTCGGTTGCGCCGAGCTGCGCCGCCTTCATGAACACTACGCGCTCGACCGGCGAGGTCGGCGACAGGCAATCCATGATTGCTTTCAGGTACGGCGTGCGGCTGGTGCGCCAGCGCCCGGGCTCGGCAGACGCCTTGCTGGAGAGCATCCGGTGGCGATCCGACCATTCGGACACGGTGAGCAGCGGGTCGGGCGTCAGTCCTTCACGCCACGCGCGTTCGATTTCTGCCGCGCCTTCGTAGTCCATGTCCATCAATCCACCCTCGGGCGCATCTCGCCCAGTTCCTGCAGGTGCTCACGCACCGCTGCCTCCAGGGCGATGTGCATCGTGTGTGGGTCGACGCCGAGCTTGGCGGCCATCTGTGCCGAAATGCGTGCGGGCCAGTTGAGCCAGGCATCGCGTTCGGAGCGCGCTAGCTTGAAAACATGGGCGATGGCCTGCGGCCGATCTACCAGCTCGCCCTTGAGGCGGGCCAGGCGAACTTTGTTGGTTTGCGCCTTGACCACTTCGTTGACCGTGCGCGCCTGAAGCAAGGAAGTGCCACCTGCTGGCAACGCGGCTGGCCCATCACCCACAGTGCTGCTGGATTCGGGTACGGCGACCTTGAGGGCGCGCGTGGCAGTTCCATTGCGCGGCGCAGCGGAGTTGCGTGCCCATTCGCGGTCGACACGCTCGGCATCAATCGTTCCGTCTGCCTCCGGCGTGATGCGCCCCGCAGCGATGGCCTTGCGTACCGCTGCATCGGACACCCCTCGGTGGCGTGCGTAGGCACGAATCGAAATACCCATATTTCCCCTTCGGGGCACCTTCAATCAATTGTTCGCTCATTTGCCAAATTCGCCTGCGGATTGAGCTTGGCTTCCGTCTGGAACAGCGCGTTCATACGTTCGTCATCAACACCATCAAAGGACGCAGCAATGAGCAAGCTCGAACAACTCCTGACCCAGATCGCGCAAAGCAAGCTGGGCATCGAAACACTGGAAACCCGCCGCTCAGACAGCCTTGATTTCCACGACGTGGCGGTTTGGTGCCTGCGCGAGGCGCTTGAAGCCGCCTTCAACGCGGGTCTCGAGCAGGGCCGCAAGGCGGCGAAGTCGGACAAGGCCAACAACTGATCAAGAACTGTCGAAGCCAAGCAGAAAGCGCTTGGCTTCACTTGGGAACAGCGCGTTCATCACATCACCGTCCACCACATTGAAGGAGCAAAACATGACCACCACCAAACTGACCCCTGCCCAGCACGCGATCCTGGCCCACGCGGTTGAACACACCAGCGGCAAGATCGAATGGTTCCCCGACAACATCAAAGGCGGCGCACGCAAGAAGGTGCTCGACGGACTCTTCAACCGCGCACTGATCACCAGCGACGGCACAGACTGGTTTGTCGCTGCGGAGGGCTACGACGCCTTGGGCGTTGCGCGCCCCGGATTGAACAAGAAGCGAGTCGGTCAATTCGAAGCCAATCTCGACCGGATCATCGCCAACGCCGAAGCTGCGCCAGCGACGGCGAGCGATCCCGAACTGGAGGCCGCCGTAACCGCCGCCGAAGCAACGTGGGTCAAGCCACGCACCCGCGAGAACAGCAAGCAGGCCGAAGTGATCCGGATGCTGCAACGCCCTGAGGGCGCAACCATCGGCCAGATCTGCACCGCCACCGGTTGGCAGGCGCACACGGTGCGCGGCACCTTCGCCGGAGCATTCAAGAAAAAGCTCGGCCTGAACATCGTCTCGGACAAGCCGCAGGACGGCGAGCGGATCTACCGCATCGCCTGAAAACGATGGCGAGAGGAGCCATGAATAGCTTGGCTTCTCTCCCCACCAGCGCGTTCATACAGGTGTCGTGATCGACGACGCCACACCAGGAGAACCGCCATGAGCACCATGACCATCACCATCGAACGCACCCCACGTACCCTGCAGTTTGGAGGCCAAATCATTCAGGTCGAAGAATTGAGCATCCGCCTGCCGTTTGCACGCAAACCTGCCGACCTCGGCGAACTGGGCGGCCGCGACCAGCACAAGATCTACGTCACTGAGACCAAGGAACTCACCCCTGCCGAATTCGACGCTTTTGGGCGAAGCCTGCTGGTGTCACGCGACTGGCTGCGTGGCAAGGGTGGCGGCACTGGCGATGGCTATCTTTGCGTCGAGGTAACTGCTCCCGGACGCCCCTACCTCTACGTCAATCCCGAGGGCGGTGATTACGCCCGGTATGTAGCCCGTCTCGGGTAAGAGAAATTGATCGAGAAAGAAGCCAGGAACAGCTTGGCTTCTCAATCGAACAGCGCGTTACTACATGCGTCGCAACGATCAACCACAAGGAGCCCGAGATGAACACCAACCAGCAAATGCCCGCCACCCAGAACGATGCCTGGGGCTTTTGGGGCACGATGAACGAACACGCCAGCGCCGCATGGCCCTTGGCCATGAATGCGATCTCGGACGCCACCCGCCAGCCCCTCGAATCGGTTCGGATCTTCCTCGACAGCCGCCACGGACGCCACTTTGCCGACGACGTCCAGAACGGTCTTTACGAGGGCAAGGCCCTGGCGGAAGCGATCAACGCCGCCACCCAACGCTGGATGGGCTGGACGATTGGCCGCCAGACCAGCAAGCAGTACGGCATCCCGCCCGGCCTGCCTTACCTGACGGGCTTCGTGATTCACTGCGAGATCGTCGAGGAATCTCAGCTCGCTTCCTGAACGGTCAACTTGAGGTAAACAACGTACACCCCCATAATTCGATCATGGTTGTAATTCCGGCAACCCGGAGGCGTTCTGGACAGGGGTTCGACTCCCCTCATCTCCACCCAAGCGCATGCGATCGCGTGCTTTTCGGTGGGGATGTACCGGTTTCGACAGGGCGGGCAAAGGTGCGCAGGCAACCCGATAGGCGACGGACGTAATCCGCGCAAAACCATAAACGCCAACGATGAGCGTTTCGCAATCGCTGCTTAAGCTGATTGCCGGGGCCGCTGAAGCCTTGTAACCCAAGACAGCCGGTGGGGACTTCGGTCCCCACCGTCACGTTCTACCTACCCTTTGGCCACGTCAATCGATGCGCCATCCGCCTCGCGGGTGGCCTGCTTGCCGGTGAAGTCCTCCCACCGGCGCACGATCACATCCACGTACTTCGGATCGAGTTCGATCAGCCGCGCAATTCGACCTGATTTCTCGGCGGCAATCAGCGTCGTTCCGGAACCACCAAACGGGTCGAGCACCATATTACCGGGGCGACTCGAATTGCGGATCGCCCGCTCGACCAGCTCCACGGGCTTCATCGTCGGGTGCAGATCGTTCTTCTGCGGCTTCTTGATATTCCACACATCGCCCTGATCGCGGTCACCACACCAGTGGCGTTGCGCACCCTCAGGCCATCCGTAGAGGATCGGTTCGTACTGACGCTGGTAGTCGGCGCGGCCCAGCGTGAAGGTGTTCTTGGCCCAGATGATGAACGTCGACCACTTTCCACCGGCGGCGCGGAAGGCAGCCTGCAGCACATCTAATTCGCTGGATGACATTGCCACGTAGATGCCGCCCCGGCAGTTGGCGACGGTCGGCGCCAGCGCTGCCAGCAGGAAGTCGTAGAAGCCGTCGCCCAAGTTGTCGTTGAGGATTGCGCGATCCTTGCCGCGCATCTTGTCCTTGGCGCTGTTGGCGTAGTTCACGTTGTACGGCGGATCGGTGAAGACCATGTCTGCCACGTCGCCTTGCATCAGCCGGTCGTAGATCTCTGCCTCGGTCGAGTCGCCGCACAGCAGTCGGTGCTGACCCATGATCCAGACATCGCCCGGGCGCGAGATGGGTGTCTCGCTAACCTCAGGTACTGCATCCTCATCAGTCTGACCTTCGTTGTCTGGCTCATCGCCAGCAATCAGTTCAGCCAGCGCGTCGGCGTCGAAGCCGGTGATGTCCAGATCGAAACCCTCGAGCTGCAGGGCCTCCAGTTCGATCCGGAGCATCGCATCGTCCCAGCCCGCGTTCTCGGCGATACGGTTGTCCGCGATGATCAAGGCACGGCGCTGGGTCGGGCTCAGGTGATCCAGTACGACCACGGGCACGATTTCCAGCCCGAGTTTCTGTGCAGCGGCCAAGCGGCCATGCCCTGCGACGATGATGCCGTCACTGCCTGCAAGGATCGGATTGGTGAAGCCAAACTCGGCAATCGATGCGGCGATCTGCGCCACCTGATCATCCGAGTGGGTCCGCGCATTTCGGGCATAGGGCAGCAGTTTGGCGGTTGGCCACTGCTCGATTTTGTCGGCCAGCCAGTTCATGCCGCCACCTCGGCACCAAGGGTGGTGACGCGCTCAGCGGCGACCTGCTCGAAAGACTGGCCGGTGGCGATCAGGGTGACCGGCACGCCGGGGTGGTTCTGCTGGAAGCGCTTGATGGCGACGTCCACATATTCCGGCGCGATCTCGACGCTGCGACACACACGACCGGTGCGCTGCGCCGCCAACATCGTCGTTCCGCTGCCCCCGAAGGGTTCGAACACGATGTCGCCCGCGCCCGTGTAGGCCTCGATCACGAACTCCGGCAACGCGACCGGGAACACGGCCGGGTGGTCAATGTCCTGCCCGATCTTGCCCTTATGGCGCATCACGCGGATCACCGAGTCGGGGATGCGGGTGTCCTGCGTCGGCTGACCCTTGTGCGCCCAGCCACCGACCTCGCCATCCTTGCCGCGCATCGCGGTGGATGAGCCATCTGCGCGCAGATGGGATTCCTGGCCCGCATGCTTGCAGGGCACGATCTTGTTCGGCTTGCGGCTCTCCCGGTTGAAGTGGAAAACGAACTCGAAGCTCGGAGCCAGGCGGCCCTGCCAGTCGCCGGGCATGCCTGGCCCCTGATCCCAGACGTACCACGCAAAGCGCCGCCAGCCTTGGCTCCGCATCCAAGCCAGCCAGCCGTCCCAATACGGGATCACCTCGTTGTCACGGTGGATCAGGCCAAGATTGACTAGCACCTGACCATCGGCGGCCATTGGCAGGTGTGCAAACACGCCGCGTATCAGGCCATCCCAATCGGTGATGCCGCCCGAGGTGTAGTCGCGCTGGTTGCCGTAGGGCGGCGAGGTGAAGCACAGGCGCGCGGTGTCGCCCTGCATCAGCGTGGCGACCAGGATGGGATCGGTGGCGTCGCCGCAGATCAGGCGGTGTTGCCCAAGCTGCCAGATGTCACCCGGGCGTGACACCGGCACCACGGGCGCTTCCGGCACGTCGTCGGCAGCGTCAGGCTCGTCGGCTTCGGACTCTGATTCATCATCCGCGACGGCCACCGCACCGATGAGCAGTGCCTCGATCTCGGCATCCTCGAAGCCGGTCAGTGCGAGGTCGTATCCCGCGTCGGTCAGCTCGGCCAGTTCCAAGGCCAGCATTTCTTCGTCCCAGCCCGCATCCAGCGCTAGCCGGTTGTCGGCGATCACGAGTGCCCGCTTCTGCGCGACGGTCAGATGAGCCAGTTCGATCACCGGCACCTGATCCAGACCCAGCTTGCGTGCAGCAGCCAAACGACCGTGGCCCGCGATGATGCCGTTGTCGCCATCAACCAGGACCGGGTTCGTCCAGCCGTATTCGACGATGCTGGCGGCGATCTTGGCAATCTGCGCATCGGAATGAGTGCGCGGGTTGCGGGCGTAGGGAATCAGCGCCTCGACCTTGCGGTACTCGACGTTGAGCGTATTCAAAAATGGTGTCCCGAAAATAGAAAACCCGCCGACGACAAACCGTGGGCGGGTTTTGGGGTTGTTGCGAAGTGGCGGGGTGCGAACTGCGAACCGTGCGAACCTTGGTTCGCACCCTGACGCTAAAAAAGCGCCGCGCTCGCGCCCCCCGCATTGCTTTCTGGCCAGGAAGGACCCGTCGCAACGGGGCATGACCATCGAGGGCGGGAAACGACGAAGGCCACAGATCGCTCCGTGGCCTTCACGCACCCAATGCTCGCAAGATTAGCCGTAATACTAGCGAAAAAGCCTCAGGATGTTGCACGCCAAAAAGTGACTGAAACCCGCATCGGCACGCAGGATTCCGAACGGCGTCGCGATTGTTCGCAACTACACGCAACGTCAGCGGCCGTTGACAGCTGCCCCATGACATTTTTCTGTTCGCAGTTGCTCGACGACGATCTCCAAGGCCTTCTGCCAACGACGCCAGGCGGTCGTCCGGTCGCAGCCAAAGCGGCAGCAGACCTCCTTCCAGGGGTAGCGCTGTGCTCGCATCCAGACGAGGTGGCGCTGTTCCTCCTCCAGCCATTGCACCCAACGCATCGTCTCCAGCATCCGGTCGATGGCAGCAGGGTCGGGAGGAAAGCGGTAGACCGGCGGCTCGGCGCACAGGTTTTCCCATGGCATGCGCTTGATCGCGGGCCAGCAGTTGAAGTAGCCCTGTACGCGAACCGGAGGCAGGCGGTGGGCAGTTCGCGCGGCCTCGATGAAGCGATCCGCCACAGTCTCGATCGTCCACTCAGCCATGTCGACGCTCCTTCGGCCCGTACAGCCGATCGCCGATCCGGCGAAGCAGTTCACGTTCTACCCAGTCGACTCGGGTGTCGTCAGGCGAGATCACCAGGACCTGTTGGTCGCGCCAGCCCTCGCGCTTGATCTGCTCTGGATCGGGGCGCGGATCGGGCTGCAGTCGAGCCAGGGCACAGCGGTATGCGGGAGTCGGAACCTTCATGTCACACCTCCTGCGTCTCGATCGCCCAGTGCAGGAGAGCAATGGCATCGGCTTCGTTGTCGTCGGCAGGGGCATGGCCAAGGCGGCGGGCGGCGGCGACCATGTCGTCCTTGCTCGCGTTGCCCTTGCCGGTGGCGTGCTTCTTGATCGTGCCGACCGGCACGCCCTGGTAGGGGATCTGGTGGTGCTCGCACCATGCGGTGAGGTGGGCCATGAAGCCGCCGTAGGCGTGTGCCGCATCGACCCCGGCGTGGCGGCGCACCTCCTCGAAGTACACGGCGTCGATGCTGTCGCAGGACTGCTTGATCTCGGTGAGCCAGCGTTTGAATCGCAGGTAGCGCATGCCGCCACCCTCGAAGCGCTGCGGCTTGAAGGATTCCGATCCGCTGGTCACTGCGCCATCGCGGTCTCGCAGTGCCCAGCCTGTCTGGGTGCCGAGATCCAATGCCAGGATCGATGACACGGATGGCCGCCAATGATCTGATCCCGGGTGGCCGGCAAGCCCCCTACGTAGGGTGGAGGGACCCCCTGGTCCCTCTCCTACGTAGTAGGAGGGGGAGTTTTCGCCAACTGGAGAATGGGAGAAAGTCCAGCAACCACGCGGGTTTGCGCCAGTTGGCAAGTTGGCATCGTTGCCAACTGCCAACTGCGGGTCATTCCCTGCAATGCCTTGATCTGACTGGAGTTCCAGTTGGCAGGGGTTTGCCAACTGCGGGAAGTTGGCAAGGAAATGAGTGCAGTTGGCAACTACGCTGCCAACTGCCGATTGGGCAATGTTCATGAGGCCTCCGGGTCGTTCAGTTCGTCGTGGTAGACCCACACCTCGGGGTTCTCGACGGGCATCGAGGCGCCGGAATGCGGGCACTTGTAGTGGGTGGGGAGCACCGTGTGCTCGCGCATCGGCAGCTCGCCGGTGGCCGTGTCGACATCGCCCGCAGGCATGCGCAGCACCATGCCTTCGACGCAGAGATAGCCGAACTTGGTGCGGCCGCTGGAGGGCAGACCGTAGTCCGCAGCGTTGCGGAAATACTTGATGTAGCCCTGCGTCGAGAGCGCGGAGACGCGTTCGCGGATGGTGCGCTCGCCGCCAAGGCCGGCCTTGCCCTCGAAGGACTCAGCGAACTGGTTGGCGGTGTAGCAGCGCCCGTTGCCGGCCTCCTCGAACAAGATCTGGAGGATCGCGTCTCGTTTGCGGCGGCGTTCGGCATCCAAGCGCTGACCGTAGTCCTTCATCACCAGCCGCTCGTTGGCATCGACCTCGCGCCACTCGCCGTTGATCTTGTCGACGTGCCGTTGCGGGATACCCGCGCCATTGCGCAGCTCAAAGATCAACTGGCGGGTCGTTCTGGTCTCGTCGGGCCTGAACAACAACATCCCGGTCGAGTAGTAGCCGCGCAGACTTCCCGCGC